CCCAGCGGACGCGGCATTTAACAAACTGGCCTTTCAACAGAGCTTCACGAGCTGCTGAATCACTAATCATCTCATTCTCCACAAAAAATTTGAGATGAAAGTGTTGTGATAACATGGTTGAATCCCAATTCTTACCATCACGTTCATAAAAGTAAGCATTTGGGAACAATGACATAGTCGTCGTCATCCAATCACCCAGGGTGGCACAATCAAGGCCGGACGCAAATGTCAGTCCAATACCATCTTCATAATGGTGCACGCCATAAACTGCAGCAAAGGCCTTTTGGGCCACTGTCACAGGTTTAGCCGTCAAAAATTGGGCCGACAAGTCCTTATAACCCTGTATGGATCTAGCTTTTGATGGGAACGACATATTGTTTTCACGTTTGATAAAAGTTGACACTCGATCTGGTCGATACTCCAAGTCTTGGCTGAGAGCTTTGAGGATCTGTTGCCTCTTTGTTTCACCCCACTTACTCCACCAATTAGCATAAACCTCAGGTACTTTCCTATCATATTCCACAACTAGCCGCTTCAAATCGCGGTTGTAGAACACGATAGCTTCGCTGAAGATGGTGGTATAGGGCATATCATCTGGTAATTTGAATTTGGGTAAACACAAATGGCGATTACACAAAGAATTGTGCAAATTGCATGGGCATTTGCGGCACACGTAGGAGAGACGGGCTACTGGCCCCATCATCTCTGCTCCACGCAAACCGTAACGACACTCTTGAAGAGGTAGCCCAGTATGTTGTATTTTGTGTCCTTTCCCATTTTCCTGCCAAATGTTGCTCTCATCGCCCATACCGAGACACACAGTCTCAGTGTAACGACTGGGTAAGCGAGTGTAAGTTCGATGCCCAACGACAGGTGTGGCTGGTTGTTTAGCTGTTCCACACCAAATGTGCCCTTCGTCGGTGACGGTCAGACCAGTGGTGGCTGCTCCGACTACAACTCGGCCGCCGGCGGGCATACGGCAGCTGCTTCTTCCCTAATAGGTGATCTAAGACAGCCTACCCTCCTGTAGAG